GTACTTGCCGAAGATGCCGCGCAGGCCCTTCGCGCCGTAGTTCAGGTTCTCACTGAAGGCCGTGAAGTTGCCGCTCTCGTGCGCCGTCTGAGCGAAGAAATGCGCCGCTCGGTTCTTGTTCAGCTTGTAGTAGGCGGCGGCGGCTTTGAACGTGCCCGGTCCGAACGCACCGTCAGCGGTGACGCCGACCTTCTGCTGGAGAGTTACAAGGCTCATTTCTTGTTCCACAGATCAAAGAGCGCCTTGACCTTCTCCTCAACCACGGCGACGCGCACGTCCATCTTGGCGAGGATAATCACCAGCGAAATGAATGCCAGAACAATCGGCCAAAGCTGACCGATCAGTTCAACGGTGGAGAGTTCGCCAGTCATTACGCCCTCGGGTTGCGCCAGTCTGGGAAGTCATCCTCGTCCACCACGCCGTCGCCGTTGGCGTCGTAGCGCAGGTCGTTGCGATACTTCTCCCACGGGGCCATGTCACCATCGTCTTCGTCGGCCTCAGGCTCCGGCGCAGCAGCCATAGGCGCAGGCGCAGACTCAGGCGCCGGCAGAGGCTCAGGCTCGACTGGAGCGGGCTCTTCTGGTTTCTTGTCACGCGCATTGGCGTTGAGGCTCAGGCCACCCAGCAGGCCGACGAACGCACCGACGATGGTGTTAAACGCGGGGCCGATGATCTCGAAGACCTTCTCGCTGCTCACGATCTCGTTTGAGACGAACATGCCAGCGACCATCGCGATGACAACGACGAGGATGACCGCCGAGAGTGTCATCACCGCCGTGCGGATCGTGAACTCAATCGTGTCCTCGATGCCGTCGCGGCTGCTTTCAAAGCGATCCCAGAAGCTCACAGGGCTCCCCTTCAGTTAAGTGGTCGGTCAGCCACCTGCTGCAGACGATCTTCAATGCGCCTCAGGTGAGTGATCATTTCATCAAACCGGCGGTCGATCAACTGAAAGCGCTCGTCGCCAAACTGCAGGCGCGTCTCCAGCTTCGTCAGTCGACTGCTCAGCGTCGTCCATACACCGATCAAGCCACCCAGAAATGTCAGGACGGTTACGATTGTGTTGATGTCGACCATCATTATCGGAGGTTTTCGAGTTTGTAGATCGTCGAGAGGTAGATGCCCGTGACGTTGTCGATGAGGTTCGCGACCGCACGGTTGCCTCCGCTGATTTCTTCGTGGTTGGCTTCGATCCACTCGGCGTCGGCCTTGAGGATCTTGAGGCTGTCGCCCTTGGTGTCGGTCGGCGAGGGGATGCTGCCGATCAGGCCGTTGAGGCCCTGATACGCCTCGACCAGCGCGTCGAGCGCCTCGATGATGCTGTCGTAGAACTTGCCCAGCGCCTTGTGCTGGGCGTAGCTCTTCGTGCGCCAGTGTTCGTAGTGCGCGAGGTTGCGGGCGTAGAAGACCCGGCTGATGAGCTGCTCGATCATTGGCTGTACCCTGTGGTGAGATACCCGCAGCGACACATATCACCAAAAGGAATGTGTGTCATGGGGTGATGACTGCGGTGTCGGTGTCGCTATAAAAGATCATGCGTCCGTTGCAGGCCATGTTCCAGTCGGGGCCGCTCTGCTCTGACCAGCACGGTACGAGGATACGAACGTGGCGCGCGAGGTGCTCTCTGCCATCCTCAAAAACACGCCAGACATGCTCCGGCGACCCGCGACCCGGCTGCCCTGCGGACTTGTTGAACCGGATGAGGTAGTGGCTCATTCCGGCGGCGGATTGGGCAGCTTGAAATTATCCGGGAAGGACGACGATGCGTGGACGCGGCGAAGCTCCCGCCGGTAGGCGATCCACTCTGCACGTTTGCCTGCTGTAATCGGCTCGTCAGGCAGCACACGGTAGTCACACTCACGCAGCCGATCCCACGCCTCTTGGCGGATCAGGTCGTCGCGGCTGGCAGGTTCTGGCGGGGGTGCCTCATCGCCGACGTAGAACCAACCCGTGTCGGCGTGTTCAGGACCGATCCACGCAAGGTCACCTAGCCTGTCCTCAAGGTTAGCAAGACCAAATACCGGCCCCCAGTTCTCAGGAAGCGTCTGCGGCTCGCTTAGACTTTCGTTGCTGCTTAGGCGCTTCAACTGCCACAGTTTCGCCACCGCTGTCCTCCCTCGTGGGCATACCGGGCTGCTGCTCCGGGTGGGGTAAATTAGCGCCGACAAGCATATGTGGTGCCATGTCATTGACGTGCGGAGGCCACCCTACGCCGGGTAGATTTTGAACGCCGCGATAGTGAGCGAGTTCAGCCTCCGTGTACTTCCAATCGCGCCACGCAGCAAAATCACGACGCGGCGTCAGGTGCAAGTGGCAGCCGACGTTAGCAGCAAGCTGGTGGATAAGCTCAATGACCTCCACCGGCTGCATGATAGCAAAGGTAAATGCGCCATCACCACGACGCATGGTAAGTTCCGTCGTGCCGCCAAACGCCGTGCCCACGGTAACGCTGCGGGCGCGCATCAGAGCCTCCTCAAGATGCTGCTGCTGGAGCTTGCGCTTGTTCATTGCGGGTTCCACGCGATGTTGATTTGACCGCCAGAGCCAACGGTAACAGGGTAGCTCGTCCCACCAATACTAGGCACCGATGGAACAGTGGTTGTGCTAGCTGTAGACCCCGCGTTACCCGGGTTCCCGCTGTTACCCGCACCCCCACGGCCACCACCACCGCCCCCGCCAGCGGGGGGAGAAGCATTTCCGGGTGCGCCATTGGAGCCGCCGCCGCCCGCTCGGGTAACATTTCCCGGACCACCGTTAACCCCGCCACTGCCGCCACCAACGTTACCGCCGGATGAGCCTGAGCCGGCGTTAACGGTACCAGCGCCGCCCCCGCCGGATGACCCGGAGCCACAAGCACCACCGGGTGCGCCGCCAGTACCACCATTACCACCGATAGGATTTGAAGGGCCGCCAATAAAGCCTACCGAGGCGTTGCCGCCAAAGCCGCGCCCTCCACCGCCGCTACCAGCGCTACCACCGTTACCACCGTTACCACCGGCACCGCCTAAAAAGTTTTGGCCAAGGGCGGAAGATGTCCCTCCTGTGTTGCCCGAAGAACCCGAATTGCCGGGGTTACCATTGCCGCCATTATTACCGGAGTTGCCACAGACTCCGCCGGGAGCCCCACCGCCACCAGCACCACCGGGACCGGCAAAGGTAATAGCGTTGAGAACATAGCAATTGTTGGGAGCGCAGAAGACAAGCAAATAGGAAGGGCCACCGCTACCAGCACCACCACCACCAGCGTCATTGCCCGGATTACCCGAAGGGCCGGTGTTACCCGTGCCTCCCCTACCAACTACAGTTACTGACGTGACATTTCCCGGCGCTACCCACGTACCGGGAGCGTTAAACGTCTCACTGCCTCCGGGCGTTATAGACACGCCGCCGAACAGGGTTACTTTTGTGGTACCAGTCGGCATAGCAACCTCACTCGTAGTAGAACCAACCCGTTACGATGTACTTGCTCTGGTTGCCCAGAACCGTGTTGCCCCGATGGGCGTGCGTAAACGCTGCGGGCCATAATAGCATAGTGTTGGCCTGTGGGACAATCCGACAACGCTGATACAAAAACTCGGTTTCGCCGCCGTCGCCCTCATCAAGGCCGTTAAGGTAGAGCATATACACCAACACGCGGTCGGCGTGCTCACCGTTACCCTGCTCGCCATGCCAGACGTGATACCCGCCTCCGGGATCGGTGCGCTGCATCTTCATGTGCGTGCCGTGGATACGCCCCTGCTTTAGTACAGAAAACTGAGTGGCATAATCTTCGTAGCAGTGTTGTAAACCCTTGAAGAACATATCAACAGGTGACTTGTCTTCAAATGGAGCGACGGTATGAACGCCCATATTCAAACCAAGCTGCATATCGTCTTTGGCGTGCCGCGCGGCACCCTCGCCGTTCTGGCGATTGCACCCAGCACCACTCTGCGTCAGGCGCTCAAACTCATTGATAAGATGCTGGCAATACCCGTCCGGGTACACACCGTGATACATCTTGATAAAGTCTTCTTGGCTGCTCATCGGAACGGAGGTCCTGAAATCCACGCCACGAGAGACTGACGTGTCCCTTGCGTGACGGGCGTGACTTGGTGGAGAGTGTACGCTGGGAACGCCGCAATCAGGCCACGTTGCTTGCGCACGTTAACAGGCTCACGGCCCGTCATGACTTGAAGATTGCCGCCCTCATACTGCGCCGGGTCTGACAACTGGAGCACGAGGCTGAGCTTGCGGCTAGGCGATAGCTTCCCGCCGTAGTCCTGATGCCAGCCATACATACCATGCTCAGACTGGTTATAGTTGGTTAGCTGCAACGGCTCTCCGAAGCCCGTCAGATCAAAGCGATAGTATTCCGCGTTCAGGGAGGACGCAGCGTGCGCCAGCTTCTCAAACACCCACGCCGTCTCTGGTGTCTTGTTAAGCCATGAGACCTGCGACCGGCGAATGTTGTTGAGCGTATCTGGGTCGGGGTTGCCGCCCACCTGCGCCTGCTGATTGGCGTTCTTGGCTTGCTCTTGCAGCCAGTTAAGCTCCTGCTCCGTAAACGCGCCCTCCCACCAGACGAACGGTTCAACAGGCATAGAGTAGGGTGTCAGCAGGTGCTGCATGGACGATCCCGATGGGCTATGATGAAGTGCAAGCACCGCGTCGGCGTCTCGGCGCTCCCACTGACAAGCTGATGCTGCATCCATGAGTTTGCGAAAAGGACAGTCCCCGGTTGGACGTTGTTGAAGTGAATGTTGTTCGTAGCGTTCGTCACTTCGTCGCTGGGCGCAAAGTCCAACTCGATCATCGCCTTGTTCATCCGGGTTTCGTGGTACACCGGATACGCGCCGCCTTGGGGTGTATCGACAAACATCCATCCGCAGACCTGACTGTTCTTGTGGACGTGGACATTGGTACCACTCCTCTTGCTGGTTTCCTGCACCCACAGCCCGGCGAGGTAGAAGTCGTAACGCTCGACCGCGTAGCCTTGCTCGCGGAGCAGTTCGACCCCGGATAGCAGGAGATAGTCTGCGACACGCCGAAACGCGGGATCGCGCCCGACATCGCCGGTCTGGCACATTGGATGATTGGGTTGGCGGACGCTATCCAGATGCTGAAGGCAGGTGGGCCCTACTTCTTCAACAAGGTCGGGCCGCTCATCCCGGTAGACGATAGCCGGGAAATAAGCGAAACCCTGCATTACGCACCTAGTTGCGCGGCAAGCTCATTAGCAAACGCGACAATGGCGGCGGCGGTGACCCCTGCCTCATCAACGGGCTTATTGCGGGCGTTCTCGACAAGGGTTTCCTTCGCCATGCGAAGCAGTTCCAGCTTGGCGCGGCGGCTTTCCATGTCCTTTTCGTGATCGCGGCGAGCGGCTTCAGTTGCCTGCTGCGCGTCAATTTGCGCCTGCATGTCAAAGGTCGTTGCCACAGTTTTGCTCCCTACTAAGCCAGCAAGTTCTTCATGGAGATGTTGCCGTAATACGTCGTGCCATTATCTGGGGTAAAGAACACCCAGATGTCAACCGCATTTGCAGTAGTCGTGCGCGACAGCGTGGACGCTCCGCCGGGGAAGCGGAAGTTACCCCCGGCCCATGCAACCGTGCGCCCAGCCGTTGCATCGTTCGTCAAGATAAGCGTGAAGGACGAGCCACGGTTTGAGTTGGCGTTGGAGTTCGTCAGCGTGAAGGTGCAGTTGCCCGTCAGCGTTGCCGTAAAGACGTTGCCCTGCCGCAGGTCGATGCTCGTGGCAGTGCCTGAGTTACCCAGCGCAACGACTTCGTCTGAGTAAACTGCTTCAAGATACCCGGCGCTTGTGAGACGGGCAACTTCCGCGCCGTTGGTGCTGAAGGCGAGGGTGTCGGCAGCCGGCGACCACAGACCGGTATTGAGGTCGCCTGTGAACGTGTAGGACGGCGTGCCAACCGCGCCGAGGGCGTTTGCCACGCTGGTGGCGCTGGCAGCGCCGAGGGTTGGCGTAACAAGAGTAGGTGACGTAGCGCGAACAACGTCGCCCGTTCCGGTCACGGCGGCAAAAGATATTGTTCCAGAACCGTTCGTCGTCAGCAATTGACCGCTGGTGCCGTCCGCAGTTGGATAGACCAAGCCAGCCGGGTTGTTCATGATCCGCGTGACGGTGCCCGCCGAGTTCTCCGCGAACAGCGCCACGTCAGCCGTGTTGATCGCCAATTCGCCCGCCGCGAGGTTAGCGGCAAGCGGCACCGCGCTCGCAGTGGACGAGCGATACAGTTGGATCGGCGTGAAACCAGTAGCCGCCATTAGAAGGTTCCTCCGTCAATACCACCGAACGCAGGCGCTGATGCCCCGTTAGATACCAGAACTTGACCGGCAGTGCCAGCACTCGTGAAATTGTAAGCCGTACCCGTGCCGAAGGCAACGCCCCCGGCAGTCGGGGCAGCAGTGCCGTTCGTGCCGCCATTGGCAATGGCCAGCGTGCCGGCCATAGTGATCGTGCCCGCAGCCGTCACCGGGCCGCCGCTGAACGTCAAGCCCGTCGTCCCGCCGCTGACATCCACCGACGTTACCGTGCCGCCGCCCGAGGCTGATATGGTAAAGCTGGGGTATGTGCCGCTAATTGAAATACCGCTGCCCGGGGTCAGCACAACGGTCTGATCGGGTGCGCTGTTCGTGACAGTGATTGAGCCAGAGCCGTTTGTGATGCTGATGGCCGTGCCCGCCGTCAACGTCGCCTTGGTCAGCGTGTTGCCGGTGGTATTGCCGATCAGCAACTGCCCGTCGGTGAACGTCGTCTGCCCCGTGCCGCCCGAGGCGACAGGCAGCGTGCCGGTCGTCAGGGCCGAGGTCGATGTCGCGTAGACCGCGCCGTTCGTCGTGAAGCTCGTCAGGCCCGTGCCGCCCAGCGTCGTGGCGACAGGCGATGTCAGGCTGAAGGTCGTGCCGCTCAGCGTCAGACCAGTACCCGCGCTGTAAATCTGCGTCGCGGAAATCTGCGCGAAGGTGATGCCCGTCGTGCCGAACGTGATCACGCCCGACGTGTTGCAGGTGTAGGTCTCACCCGCGCCGGTAGTGCCCTGCTGGACGAACACGGTCGAGCCCTCGCTGAGGCCGTTTGCGCTGTTGATGACGTAGGTGTCCGCGTCGCTGGAGCGCGTCAGTATCCAGTTTGTCGAGACCGAACCTACGTCCGTCACAACGTAGATGCCGTTCTGCACCGGATTCGTCTGCTGGTAGACGAGGACGCGATCAGCGACGCTCACCGTCACGCCGTCGATGACCAGTGCAAGCTGCGTGCCGGCGTTGGTCAGCGTGGCGCCGACACCGGCAGTGCCGTTGTTGTACGTCGCGTTCAGGTTCAGCGGTGCCTCAACCCGCACCGGCGCGTGGAAGTGAATGCCGCTGGCGATCAGCGTGTCCACGTACTGCTTCGTCGCCACCTCGAGCGCGGCAGAGGGGTTACCCGCCACCGTCACCTGCGTCAGCGAGGGCGTCATGCTGTAGCTGGGGTTGCCGCCGGCGTTGACCAGCACGCCCGTGCCCGACGCCAAGAACGTCGTCGCGCCTGCGCCCGACTGATACGGGATAGAGCCCGCCGCGCCGCCTGCGATGTTCGTTGCGGTCGTCGCCGACGTGGCCGAGGTGGCAGTCGTCGCCGTCGTGGCAGTGACCGCATTGGTCGCGTTGCCCACGGTCACCGTTGACGGGTTGACGTAGGCCGGAGCCGTGCCGTTCGACGCCAGCAGGAACGTGGACGCGCCCACCGGCAGCTTGTCGAGGGTCGTCGTCGTGTTGGCGAAGAGCAGGTCGCCGACGCCGTAGCTGGTGATGCCCGTACCACCGTTGACCGCGACCAGTGCGCCAGCCAGTGTCAGTGTACCGGCGCTGGTTATCGGCCCACCGCTAAAGGTTAAACCGGTCGTGCCACCGCTCGCGTTGACCGAAGTCACGGTGCCCGCGCCCGTGATCGAGATCCACTCA